GGCTCGCCGTCACGGGCGCCAGCTTCGAGAGGGCAATCGCCGCTGCCGCGTTGATATCACCGTTGACGATCTCGTTGTCGACGATCTTGGCCGAGGTGATCGAGTTTGCGGGGATATCGGACGCCACCAGCGGCCCGCCCACGTTGGTCGTGCCGTTGGATCTGAGCACGTTGCCAGCGCCGACGTGGGCCAGCTTGGCGAGCGCAATCGCCGCCGCGTTGTTGACGTCCGCGTCCATGATGGCCTGGTCGGCGATGTCCCCAGACGCGACCTGGCCCGCGACGTTGATCGTGCCGTTCGACTTGAGCACGTTGCCCGCGCCCAGGTTCGTCAGCTTGGTGATGTTGATGGCCGCCGCGTTGCTCACGTCGGCATCCACGATCGTGAAGTCGGCGATCTTGGCCGAGGTGACCGCGCCGTCCGCAATGTCGGGGTTGGTGACATCGCCAGGCACGTAGGTCCCCGTGACGCCCGCGTCGGTCACCTTGAACACGGCCGCGTTGGTCGACGAGTGGCGGACCTCGACCGACCCGCTCGGGTTGAGGCGCAGGTACACGGAGTCGGGGTCGACCCCACGAAAAACCCTGTAGTAGGCGTTCAATTGTTCCGCGATCGCCCGCACGCCCCGGTCCACCAGTGCCAGGCCCATGCTGCTCCTCCCCTCCTGGTTAGGCCCAGGTGCGATCGACGTCGAAGCGGTCGGTCTCGGGGTTGCCGTTCCAGGAGAACGGGTGGTCAAGGAACGACACCGTGACTGACGCCACGAGCGCCCACGCGCCCTCGGTCCCATTGGCCGCTGCTCGAGCGGGCCCGCCCAGCCGCCGCCGCTCGCCGCCCGAGACCTGGAGCACCCGCGCTCGTCTCGGCCCCCCAGGCCCGCCGTCGTCAAGATGGACGATCCGCCCGAGCATGCCTCGCAGCTCCAGCATGCGCCGCTCAGGGTCGGCCGTCTCGCGGGATCTGGCCCCCTTGAGCGCGTTGTCCCAGGCCAGCACGACGCGGTACGTCCTGGCCTCTCTAAGCTCGATCCCCACGGCCGCTCGCAGCGCCACCGACCGCAGGATCGGGTGCCCGACCAGGTCGATGCGATGGCTGATGAAGCGGCCCTCGGTCAGCTCGAGCGGCGCCAGCGTGTCGTACGGCGAGTCCTCGACCGTGCCCTGGAGGTCCCACGATCCCGCCACCCCTGCCCTGTCCTTCCCGTCGGCCTGGGCGTACAACTTCAGGATGTCCGAGCCCACGTTCATCCGCTCGGTCAGGAAGTCGTACTGCAGCATCGACTTGACAGCCGACGGTCGCTCCCAGGGGTCCGCGGGCAGGAACAGCGATGCCGCGTCGGCAGGCTCGAAGGGGCCGCCCCAGAGGATCTCCTGCAACGGGGTGCCCGTCTTGGTCAAGGACTGGCGGTACGCCCTGACGCCGTTCGGGGCGGTCGCGTCGTTCGTGGTGATGAGCAGCTCGGGCCAGCCGTTGGCCCAGGCCGTCGTCTGAACCCGCATATGCTGGATGCCGCCAGGGACGACCGCCTCGGCGCCGTGCCAGGTGTGGGTCGCCTGCCCGTAAGCCGCGGGGTCTCTCCTGCCCGCCAGGACGTAGCTCTCGGACGTGCCCGACTCCGACCACATCCCGACGAGTCCCCAGCCGTTGTGCAGCGCGCCCGTGTTGACCCGACCTCTGACGGCGCCCTCGTACGGCAGCCCCCAGCCAGGATGGGCCCAATCAGGCTTGTACTGGGTCTCGCCCGAGGTCGAGATGAACGCCAGCCCCTGAGCATGGCTGTAGTAGAGGCCATCCCCGAGGTGGATGCCCCAGCCGCCATTGAAAAAATCCAGGCCCTCGTGCACCCAGGGCGCGATATTGAACGACCTCGAGCCCAGCTCGTCCATGTCCCAGACACCGTCAGGGCGCAGCATGTACACATGCCTGGGGGCAGCCACGAGCTTGTGGGTCTGATACTGGAGGTCCGTGCCGACCCTGACGGGCGCCGACCAGTTCGTGTCGACCATCGGGTCAGCCGTGATCGGGCACCAGCGGACGGCGCTCCAGTTGAAGTCGTTCGAGATCCCCACCAGGACGTCGGTCGGCACCCCGAGTGGGCGCCAGTTGACGACCGCCAGGTGCGAGCGCAGGACGGTCCTGACGGGCGCCGACAGCGACCCCGTGGCGAGGTCGAACGACACCATCCCAGACCCACCCGCAAGGTAGAGCTTGTTCCCAAAGACGGCCCAGCCGCCGACCGAGAAGGGTGCGGCGACCGTGGCCGCGACCGAGGCCGACAGCCCGTCAGGCGCGAGCACCAGCAGGTCGGGGCCCTGGGTGAACAGGTAGGTGTGCGTGTTGCCCGCGCTCGTGACGGTCTCGCTGCCGACGATAAACGCCGCGTTCCAGGTCGCTGGGAGCGCGATCTCGCGGAGCTTGCCCGCGGGCATGAAGACCCCGCCAGGGGCGCGCGTGTAGCCTGGGTAGGCGTAGGCGTAGCCGTTCGGAACGCCCTGGACGCGCCTGCTGAACCCCATCCCCGCATCGAGGTTGTCGATGATCAGCGGCACGTCGGCATGCTGGACGGTCTGGTCGGCCCGAGCTGGGCTGTCCTCGTACGACACGACCGCGGGCCGGCCGCCATCCGTCGCCAGGTTGAACCCCATCAGGTGGTAGGAATCTTCCAGGGTCAGGTCATAAGCACCGCGACTTCTATTGCTCATCGCCGCGGGCCGACTCGAAGGCAGAACGGCCGTTCGGGTACAATCTGGGAGCACGAAACCCCCGCGCGACTGCGAATCGCCGGGGGCGTGACACCGCCGGGAGAGATCCGACGATGCAACCTCAGTTTACCCTTGCCAACGGCGTGCCCGTCGTGCGCCTTGCCCACCTGGAGCTCACGTGTGACGCCTGCGGACGCGTGTTCTTCCGCAAGCGCTCCAAGGTGAAGGGGGTACTCTCGTTCTGCTCGAATGCCTGCAAGTGGCTGCACCAGCGTACTTGGGACGGCCGCACGTGCGACCACTGCGGCGTCGACCTGACGCGCGACTGCCTGCGCAAGAGAAGCCGGTACTGCTCGCGGGACTGCTTCAACGAGGACCGCCGGCTGCCGATCTCCGAGAGGTTCTGGCGCCACGTCCGTATGAGCGATGACTGTTGGATGTGGACGGCCCAGGTCGATACCGATGGGTACGGGAGGCTGTGGGTCTCCAAGTATCCGCCAAGGATCGCGCTGGCCCATCGCTTCTCGTACCAGATGGCGTACGGGCCGATCCCGGACGATCTGGTGGTCATGCACGGCTGCGACAACCCGCCCTGCGTGCGGCCCGATCACCTGTCGCTCGGAACGCCCTGGGACAACGTCCACGACGCGATACAAAAGGGCAGGCATTCGTCGGCTCGTCATCGCCAGCCCGGCCCCCACCTACCGCGATACGGGCCGTCAACGGACACGAAATCCGGGAACATTGGGCCATAGGACCCCCGTGGGCCTCGGACTCGTTGATCGCGAAGGAAGGCCGAGCGCTGGGCGAACGCCTGTGCCTGGGCCGCCCAGAAGGCAGCCTCCGCGCTCCCGACCACACCGTTGCGGGCCTCGCCGTCAGCCACGTGAAAAGCCGCAACGAGGGTGATGGCGTCGGTGTCGCCGAGGCACTGGTCGAGGTCGTCTACGAGCCCCACGACCGACTCGCCCCAGATGCCAGTAGCTGCTGGCATGATCCAGGTCGAGAGCGGGCGCAGCACCCTGACGGGGAACGTCTGGCCCGTCGCAACCGCGGCGGTGGTGGTGAGCAGGACCCTGTCGGCGTCGAAGCGGAGTGACGCCCCAGGAATGGTCCAGCTCTCGACGCCCGCTTGCGACTGGACGTACTGGGCTGAGATGAACAGGTCGGGCCTGGTCAGCCAGGGGAACGACGCGGTCACGTCCAGCGTGGTCCGCCCCGATTCGCCTGGCACGGCGACGGTGTCTTCGCGCAGGATCACGTGGAGCGCGTGGTTGATCGCCACATGAAGCCCCGCACTCCTCCCCGCGCGCAGCGCCGGGATTGCATGAATCTCCACGTCGAGGTTGGGCTCCACGATGGTGGTAAAGGGACGATCCACCGTCAAGGCGCCGCACGGATCGCCGCCCACGGCGAGCGCGGGGTCGTAGCCCTGCGCCACCGTCTCGACGGTCCCAGCGCCCATGTAGCCGCCCTCGGGGATGCGTCGCTGCTGGACGGGCGTCGAGCAGACCAGCGCCCACTCGTTCTTGAGATAGTCGGGCGGGGTCTCGGCCGACTGGCCGTCGGCTGTGAGCGAGGCCAGGTCGGTCGAGACGATCCGTCGGCGGCTGTTCGACAGGTCGGTCCCCGCGTAGACCCCGTTCGACTGCTCGACGCCCGAGCGCACCAGGGTAAAGGGCGCGACCCGATCGGCCGTCCCTCGGCGCAATTCCCTGAGCGTCGGGGCCCCGGGCGGCACGGTCAGTCCTTCGAGGATGCGCGGGCGGCGGGCGCTGGCTGGGCACGCTCGGAGCTGTGCTCCGAGCGTCGCTCGGGCTTCGGAGCGTCGGGCGTCGGCCAGGTGTCGGGCGTCGCAAGCGTGCCCGTCTCGCTGTCGAACGGTATCCCGCCGGCTGGCGCCTCGATCGGGACGCCGACGGCATCGACGCCAAAGCGCGGCCTCGAGGCGGGCACCCGCAGGGTAGCGCGGTCGGCCAGGATGGCGGCCAGGTCGTCCTCGCTTGGCTCGGCGTGGGGGATCACGGGGATCGCCTGATGGCCGTCCCCCACGTGGAACGATGCGCGGCTGCCTGGGGCGTTGAGGTAGTCGGCGATCGGGTTCTCGGACATCGTTACCTCCCCGAGGCCAGGATGGGCGCGTCTATTGGCTCGATCTGGATCGAGGTGCCAGGGAACACGGGCGAGGTGCCCGCCAGCGTCGGCACCGCCCGCACGTAGTCCTTACTGGTGGTAAACGTCACGCTCGGGAGCGGGCCCGAGGTGCCCGCCACCACGGGGGCGTAGGGCGAGTAGTTGGCGGGGATCTCGGGTCTCGCGGTCGTCCCGACGACAACAGCCTGCTCGACGATCGCGATCGTCGGGGCGCCTGGCACGACGGTCCAGGTGCCGCCGCCGGCTCCCGTGCCGTCGGTCGACTCCTGGATCGCGAATGAGCAGGTCGCACCCGCGCCTGTGACGTCCCCCTTGCAGCGGCCCCAGGCCCGGAAGGCCCGGTTGCGGCCGAGTCGCATGGCAGCCCCAGGCCCAGGCGCGCCCGACAGGTCGGTCACTGGAAACAGGTTGATCAGGGCATCGAACATGATGTCAGGTCCCCTTCTTTGGCGCACCGACGGTCACGCGGCGCCGCTCGTACTGCACGGAAGCGGCGCCCAGGTTCTCGGCGTGGTCCCGCTCGGGCTTGCGGCCCCAGCGGAGCCAGCCAAAGTCGGGATGGTAGAAGTCGTGGCCGAGCGACGCCGCCTCGGCCTGGGCCTTCATGATCGAGCGGGCGTCGGTAGAGAGCGGTATGACGACGGGGAACGGCACGAGGTCCTCCTCGTACCCGACCACCATCCCCTTGGCCACGGCCTTGGGGTCGGACTCGTCGTACTCGACGTTCACGGTCCGAAGCCTGTGCCGCTTGTAGGTCCGGTCGGCCTCGTCGAAGTAGGCGCCGATCCGCTCGAGGTACGCGGGGTCGATCACGGAACTGCCTCCCTACCCTGCGATGACGTTGCGGAGTCTGGCGGCGGCTCTGGGCGACTTGACCATCAGCCCAGGGTAGGTCTCGATGCGGCCGACGATCCCAGGCGGGTTGCCCGCGCCCGAGGCCGTGGTCTCGCCGACCTCGCGGACCGAGACCAGCGGATCGCCATCTCCCCCGCTGATCAGGCCGCACACCCCCATCTGCTCGTCGAAGATCACGATGTAGATCGAGCTGGCGGTCGCGGTCCCATTGCCTGGGTCCTCGTCGAACCCGAGCAGCGTCGAGGCGTCCCAGCCGTCCTCGACGACGTGGATCGGGATGCCGTAGTAGCGCTCGATCATCGGCCCCGAGTCGTTGACCGAATCCCAGTTGATGACCACGCTCCCGCCGAGGGCGTTGACCAGGTTGGTCGCCTTGCGGGCGTTGGTCTTGTTCATGAAGAAGTGCGGGGTCCCGATGCTGCGGTCCACGGCGTCGACCAGCGAGTCGAGCATCCCGAGCGTCATCGTGGCGCCCACCCCCGCGCCCGCCTGGATGACCTGCGTGCCCGTCAGGCGGCGCCGCAGCCCAGGCATCTCCGAGGGGTTGACGAGGTCGTCGCCCTCGAAATACGCTCGTTCGAGCTCTCGGGCGAGTGAGCGCGCCTTCATGTCGTACTGCTCGGCCTTGAGGTCGATGGCGTCGCCGCCCGAGCGCTGGTTCCGAAGCAGCGCATTGTCGAGGAACACGTCGCCGCCGACGATCATGGTCGACTCGATGCGCGGGGCGATCACGCCCGTCGACTCGGGGTAGCCGACGTTGACGTCGCGCCACGAGACGCCAGGGGCGACCTCCTCGACGCGGTACTTGTAGGTGGTGCCCTTGATGGTCTTCTGGGGCAGGAGGCGGATGAAGTCCGAGGTCAGCTTGAAGCGCTCGATGACGCCGCGCTCGTAACTGTCGCTGGACATCACCGCCAGGTCGGCCAACGTTCCGGCCACGGCTTATCTCCTCTTTGTGAGGCTGGCCTCGCGCTCGCGAGCGCCCGCCCTGAACCAGTCCAATGGCGAGCTGCCGTCCTCGGGCATGCGGCCAGCGGGGCCAGAGCCCGCGGAGCTGCCGCCGACCAGGGGGGCTGACCGTCCGTTGGCCGCGGCGCGCGTCTTGAAGCCCTGAAGCTCTTTCTCGAGCTCCTTGATGCGCTCCGACTGCTCGGATCTCACCCTGGCCTCGGTGACGGCGACGGCGTGGTCGAGCAACGCGGGCAGGTCGCTGCCGAAGGCGACGGCTCTGTCCAGGCCGTGCTGATCGACCTTGTCGGCGACCAGGCGGGCCACGCCCGTCTTGTGGCCGCGCTCGGCGAGCTGCCAGTACACATGAGCCGTTTCTCGCGCCGCGATCATGCGGTCGAGCCGCTCGTCCTCCTCGTAGCTCAGGGTCCTGTTGCGGAGCCTGGCGTCCTGGAGGCGGGCGAACTCCCTGTCGTCGCCGATCTCGGCGAGCACGGCCTGGGAGGCTGCGGCCTGCTCGGCCTCGACCGCGGCCAGGCGCTGCTGGTGGGCCTGGGCCCTGTCGTCGGCGGCCCGTCGCTCGGCCACCAGCCGCTCGATCTCGGCGTCGCGCTCGCTGATGGCGGCGGCAGCTCCACGCCGAGAGAGAGCCCCCGTCTCGCCAGGCTTCGACGCGGCCGGCGGCGCCGTCGCGGCGTCGGCTGCGGATTCCCCTGGCGGGGCCTCGTCGTCGGGCCTGTCCCCGTCGTGCCTGGGCGTGCTCCCAGCCTTCAACGCGGCCCCCTCCGGATCGGCGCGGAAGGCGTCCCGGAGGGAGCCTAACGACGCAGGCGGAGATGACGCGGGCTCGGCTGGAGCGGCGCTTCCAGGTGACGCGGGAGTTGCCTGCTCGGAGGCGGCGGGGGCGGTCTGCGGTGGAGGGACTGGCCTCTCGTCGGACATCAAAAACGCGGCCCCGCTCGTCCACATGGGACGGGTCGGGGCCGCGTAGGGGCCGCGTCCGGAAGGGGCCCCAGGCGGGGCCCGTGGCTCAGTCTAGCACGCTATCAGGATTTCGTCATCGGGGGTGGCGAAGATGCCGCTGATGACGTCGGGCACTCCACTGGTCGGCTGAGACGGTCAGCCAGCAGGACGGCGGTCGCCGCCACGCTCACCAGATCGCACGGCCACCACGTCTCGCAGATGGCGCACCGCTTGCGCCCCTCGCCTCGGCCTGTGTGCTGCTCCACGACCCAGCGGCACTGGGTCACGGACTCAGCAATGCTGTCCAGGTACACCTCGCTCGGCATGCTCCCTCCTGGTCCCGACGCCTCCGAGGCGACGACGATCAACTCGGCTGCTGCGAACATCCCCCCGACATCATCCCAGAAGTGCACGAAGTACCGATGCCCTACGCGGTTGGGCTCAGCGTGCCGCGCCTCTTCTTCGGACGGCTCAACGTCGTTGATGGTCCCGACAGCACCGTCCCAATCCCCGCCCGCGTGCCAGTGGCTATCGCACTCCGCACACCTGATGCGAACCAGCACGCCGGGCTTCAGCCGCGCCTCGTGCTCGCGCATCGCATCGTCCCAGGTCACGATGCCGTACTCCTCTCGCCCCGCCGAAGCGATGCGGGATTTTGTCAGGCACGCTCCTGGTCAGCCGATCTTGACCGTCACGATGGGCCACGTATCGCCGTGCCCACAGCAGCAGGAGCGGGTCACGATGCCGGCCGCCCACATGCGCTGAACGGTCGGGGCGAGGCAGCTATCCAGTCGCAGGCACCGTTCCCCCTGCTCGTTGATGCCGTACTCCGGGTGCGTCGGGTCGAACTCGTAGACAGCGTCGGCTTCCCAGAGCAGATCGGGAATCGGCACCAGCACCCTCGTGTCGCACAACGGCTAGTCCTCACCAAGGATGTGGCGGCGCAGAATGATCCACAACTCGTCTCGGGTGACGTGCAATAGATCGGGCTGAGCTTCGTCGCAGGTGTCGTATTCGAGGTCCATCACGTCCTGCATGATGAGATCGACCGTCGCCTCACCATCCCGCAGCAGTCGATTGACGTCGGCCCGTGAAGCATCCTCACCAGCCTTGTAGCCATTGGCCCAGCCATGAGCGTGGGCGCCGCTCTCGGTGTTGCCCCACGCCGTCTGCCACTCGCGCCAGGATGCCTCCTCGGCGGCTTTCTGCTCGTCGGTCAAGGTCGCCATACATCCTCCACTCGGAGCGTGCTTCAGGAAATCCTGGGTAGCTTCGGCACTCAGGCCAGCCCCCACGGCTCGCCGGGGCTCGGCAGTCCCAGCTTCTTGGCGCACTCGTCGTGGCGGAGCCACTTCCAGGCGAGGCCGCACACGGGACAGAACGATTCTGGGGCGTTCGGCTCGGCGCTGCGCTCCACCGCTAACCGCCGCTGAAACTCTGCCCGCAGGAACTCGACGTTCTCGGGGGTGACCTCGGTGCTCAGGTCGTCGCTCATGATGGTCCTCCAG